TTTCCCTGCATACCATCATTAGCTTCCTCCAAAGCTTTAATGTGGTTGTTAATGATATTGATAACACTAAAATCAGATGTGTCGAAACCAACAAACTTATACCCATCACGAACCTCAAAGTAGAGTCTGGTCCTACCTCGAAATAAAGTCATCATGCTCTTTTTGTTTTTATCCGTTATTGTCTTATACGGATGAGTAACTGACCCAATAAATACTGTCCCATCTATGGGCGGTCTATCTATCTCTATCTGTCTGTATCCCATCATACACTCCCCTTCTACGACGTAACTACGCCACTTTTCTAAAAATAAAGATCATTCGAACCCAATGGTTCGTGCTTCTCACAAGTGCTATTGTCCCCAATAAGATCAAGGATTTACGGCTGTACATCGGGTACTTCATATCAAGCCAGACAAGCAGACCACCCGGTTGAAGAACCCTAGCAGCCTCTCTAACTGAATGTAGTCTTGAAATCGGCCTGGTTCCGTAGATTTCCGCATCCTTATCCGTATACGGAGGGTCAGCAAATATGAGATCGAAAACGTTATCCTTCAACGGTAATTCTTTTGTATTGGCTTTAACGTCAGCATCCTGAATAAGATCGATCCGAAGATAGTCCCCGGGAGGTAGACTCCCGGAGAAAAGGTGCAGGACTCTTGAGCCATTGAACATGGCCTGGTATCGTTTCATGACAGTAGGCGGATAAGCTCCATGGAACCTGCTCGTATTGGAATAGTTGTTTCCGGCCATAAATACCCCGTAGAGCCACCGCTCGGTGCATACCAGCGGTGGGTACTTCGGGAAAGCAGAATTGTAACTCTCTGCAATCTGCCGTATCATTCCCTGATTACTTATCATTGGATACATTGATGTCGACAAAAGCCAGTTTGCTCAATACTATTTTGGCCTCGTTGAAGGTATGGCCACGAGTCATAAGGGCATCAATAGACTCTGAAGTCAGCTTCATAAATCGCTTGACCTTTTGCTGGGCTTCAACATCACTGTATCCTTTTGTCTGAAGTGCCTCAGAAACCTTGTCTATCAATAGTTTGGTAGCCCGGCCCATTTTTTCAGTATCCAGACCAAGAAGATCCTCAATCTCAGTACGAAGTTCGACCCAGATCCAATCCTGCGTAAGCAACCACTGCAGATAAGCTGGATCATCAATGGCCACATCATCGACTGATCTACCCCTATATTTCCCAAACCCAATTTTCACTCATACCCCCAATCGAACCAGATATGTGGTTGATCACATTCCTATTGTCTCACAAATACTTCATTAGGTTTCAATACCTCATTCCCTCTATGGTTATGAATATGATCAATCCAGACATTAAACTAAGGTGGGGCATTAAGCCCCACCTTAACTAACTCCCTACTTTTTTGACTTCCCCTGGCCCTTCTCACCAGTACCAAGCTCGGCACCAACCATTCTGTTTCTGACAGACAAGAGACTATCAAAATTAGTCCCGCTGAGGAGACCGGACAGAACATCCATAACACTCTTCCCACCAAGGATAGCCAGAGGTGACATTGACTCAGAAATCTTACCAACAAACTCCTTGTCACCAAATGACTGGAGAGCTGCAACCATCTGTGGGGTTACTGCCTGGGCCTTTTCTTTAAGAGCTTCAGCTTCCTTCTGCAGAGTAGTCAATCGCATCTCCAGTTCCCGCTGGGCAAATTCAGCCTTCTGATCCATTTCAGCTTTCTGTTGACTGAGTTTTGACTCAAAATCTTTCCATTCTCGATCGATATCTAGTTGGGACAGGGCCAATGCATTGTTCTTTTTAGCCGTCTCCAGACCATACTTGGTATCCTCCTCAGTCCTTTGAAGTTCGAGGTTGTGAAGTAAGGTTGCAACCTTCTCAGCCTGCAGCTTCTGATTGATCTCTTCCAGCTTACACACGACCTCATAGTGCTTCAGGTGGGTTTCCATCTGGAGCCTTTCCTGGACAGAATGCTGACCAGCGTTTACGAGAGCTGCTGCAATCTGGCCATTCTTAATGTTGACGTCCAGGATTTCGACATCACTGATGCTCATATTATTCTCCGGGAACAGCTTCCCAGATCTGCCCGGTTCGTTTCCATTGCCTTCTGCCTTTGATTTTCCCAGGATGATGTCTCTGAGGGTATCAATGGCATTCGGGTAAAATTGCTCAATACCAATCTTCTTGACCTGGTTCCTGATAATTGACCGCATGTGTTCAGTAAGGAACTTTACATAGTCCTCAACATTGAACCATTTGGACTCATCATCAATGAAGTTGACTCGATAGGCAAGTTTGATATCAATCTTGCAGGGATCACTCGTCTCCACCTCAACAACATCAGACACACGGTTATTGAGAACACGGAGGTATGGGGTTTTTATCGTCTGGGCATCGGACTTTGGCATACCGGTAGACAGCTGAATAACGTCCAATACCGAATCATAAGGAAGCAATTCAGTAGCCGGACCCGCTACAACTTTCCGCCCGCCTGAAGTCGAGACAATCTGAACAGCATACCCATTCCACACATCGATCCTGACCACTCCTTCATACTTCTGATCCAGAATTATGGACCTTCCCGATGTCTGAAAATCTTCATCACGGTCAAACTGCTCACCCTCAAATCGTATAGAATCTCGTTTCTTTCTCTTCTTCGATGCTGACATTTTCGATGATGGAGCAAAGCCACGAGGACTTGCATAGGCCTCCTGCAAATAAGCACCTGGGTCATAGTTAATATTAGCGCTATAAAGAGCTTGAGTCCCAATTGGCCCACCCTTAGTACCTGAAGTCGGGGAATCCATTGAATCAAGTACTCCATCTTCAGGGACCTCAAGAGTTTCTTCCGGCGCAACATTGGAGAAATCTGCCACGTAGCTCTCCGTCTGACTGGCAGCCGACCTGGCCAGGGCCTTGTTATATTCCAAAGCCTCTGAATTTCCAGGGAACCAGGTTTCAACCTGTTTACCATCAAGGACTCGCCGAACAACAACCTCAACTCTGGGATCTGGAAGAAGCATCGCTGGTCCTTTGACTATCTTAATCTCACCAGTCAGTCTGTTCATAACATAACGACCGTTTCCGGCAGCTACCGCAACGGCAGTATGGACATAACCACCCTCACCATACCGGATAATTGCGTGCTCCTCTCGGGGGAAGTAAATCTTGGTATCTTCTCCGGTAATGAAAAGCTCTTCTCCCTCTTTGTAGGACCTGTCTCCCTCTGAGTAAGGAGCAATCACCTTGATGTGAATACCACTCAGCTCATTCAGCTCGATGGCCCGAAACTTGATGGATTTACCACTTCTGATAAACCGTTCTGTTGCTTTCGGGAAGATGACATCGGGGCCCCGCATGTATCGCTTGTTTCCATCCTCATCTTTCAGGATACAGTATTCAAGGCGTTCCAGGGTGCAGGCATTTCTGACATAATGTCCTTCATGATCCGGGACAACTTCCACGCCGCTTGGGGGAATATAGAAACTTACATCTGTACCCTTAATGACAAAGATCCTACCATTATTGAGTTCCTCGGGGTCAATCAGATACTCCGGTGCTCCCTCTTCTCCCTTAGCCGTCTTGATAACTGACTTGGCCCAATTGTCTCTGGCCACCTGATCATCATAGACCCTGATAAGCAGATACTGATTCGTTCTCAGATGATGCCCCTTTAAAACCTTGAACATCTGACCAGGCCACAGTGGGAACGCAGCCGGGCCAGGGATATTCACTTTCCGTCCGACATTAAGATCCTTGGTATCAGCTGCATCGTTCTTACCCTGACGAGGGTGCGTATTGTCCTTGGCGGGATTCTTCAGAATAATATACCATCCCTCGGGGGCAGTTGGGAACATCTTTATTGCATCGTTCACCGATGCCCGGTTGAAAGTTTTCTGATTTTCGTCAAAGACCACCGGCCTATCGGTATCAGTCAAACCAGCAGCATGCGGACCAACATAGGTCAAAATTGTTCCCTTTGTCTCATCCCAGATGTGTGCATAGGAATGAGGAGTCAAAATCAAGTCATTACCTCTTCTACCTTCGTTTGGCATATAGCTCTCCTTCTTCAATGGTTCTCTCTTACCCCAGCAAGTTCAGTTCGCATGGGATTGATATAGTGTGTATGTCCTTCAAGCTTATCAAAAACATAAGGTTCTCTGACCGGCAGGCCCTCAGCCTTTCTCCATTCCTCCCAGAGATTACTGAGGAAGATTTTGGTCATTTTCCTCATAGCTCGACGCTTGGCATGAAGAACTGTGATCTCCGGATGAAGATCTGTCTGTCTTTTAATCTCCTCCTGATAGACATTTTGATAGGTCATCGGCCCCTGCTTCCATTTGGTAGCCATCTGCTCAGCTATTTTGAATGCAAGCTTTTTTGCTTTGGTGTTGAAAAGATAGTGGTACCCCTTTGTGGGTCTCGGAGCCTTACCGTAAACCCGCTCAATAATTTCAAGGGGACTATTACATATGGGTGGTTTTGATCCTGGTGGGATTGGGCCGTCAGGTTCGAGCATGACAGGACACAGGACATTCTTGTCTGACGCCATTATCAACTTATGGGATGGATCACCCTTACACTTTGCAACAACATATTGGCTGGTCAGCCCGAAATATGCCCACAACGACGATACCGTAGGAAACCTTCCGATATCATAGATCTCTGTAATCAGAGAAGACCCAAGCCGAGTGGATATCCCCCCTATGTATTGTAAGAAGGCAATCCAGGCAGGGTGATCTACGAGGAATTTCCTTATCTGTCGCGCAACTGCGGCCTCTTCTTCAAGGGTTCTCCAATAGCCATCCTCTAAGGCATCAACAGCGAACTTGGATGGATCCGGACGTTTGCTTCTTTTCTTTCTGATTACCCAGGCTTCACGATCTTTGTCGTCTTCAAAACTTGCAGTAACTCTATTCTCACACGCAATCCTGACTTTCTGCAAGGCATACATGTGACGGTTCAAACACTTGATGATGTAATTCAGTTTGTTACTCATTTTGGGCCTCCTTCAATAATCCTGGTTTATTTTTTATCTTTTTTACCCCCTTTCGATTTTGGGACCTTCCAGTAAGGATTCTTACAGGAAGGGCATTGAATCGGGTTCTCAACTCTCGGGTGCCACTCCCAGCCACACCTAAAGCATGTACATCGTCTACGTTTCTTAATCTCCACTATTTTACTCCCTACTCTAAGATTATAAACTTCTACCCTAATTAATATAATCAAAAAACCCTAGTTGTCAATAGGGTCTTCCTGATTTTCTGCTTTTTTCTCCGATTTTTTCTCTTTAACAATCTCCATATCAACCTTATGTGACATATCCACCACCCCGGAACCGGTACTAACCTCGGTAGGTGATTTCTTAGAGAGATTCTCCTGAGCCAGCATAGTAAAAACCTGGCTATCCAAATCACCCCTCTTTGCAAGTTCTATCCTCTCATCCAAGGTCAGATTATCCGGGTTCTTTATAAGATATGCAGGCAGCCCAATATCAGTCATACGGATAGGTATCCTGTTCTCATCTTCATTCCATTTATGTACCTTCTCAATCTTATTTTTCATAGGCTCCCTGCCGCTCAGTACCTCATTAATCTTTACCTGGTACTCAGTAACTCGCTTATACCCCCTACGAAGACCGTCCTCATTTACAATATCCTTCTCACTCAGGATATTCAGGACAGCCTCCATCCTTGTAAATCCGTGATGAACAACACCCTTGAGATGTGCATGATGTTCTGTCAAAGCCTTGGCAATGGAATCCAGCTTCTGCTCCAAGAATACAACCCTTTTGCTGAGATCCTCCTGCGAGAGTTTTTCAACCTTTGGTGCCTGAACCGAAACCGTTGCTTTCTTTTCCGAATCATCCAAGACTTCTTTCTCAATCTCCTTTGCCTCGTTAGAAAGTTTCTTCTCAACAATATCCAGATTGTTCAAAATTTCTTCTTTCTTACTCATCGTTCAATCCCCTTTCGTTTATAGTTTCATTACTTACACCGACCTTCAACGGCCACTTATAGCTCAAAATCCTACCAGTAGAATAAGATGCAATACCCACCTTATCCGATTGATTTCCGCCCAGCAAGAATATTCTGCTGTCATCCGAAAATCCACAGAAAAAACCAACATGACCACTTTCGGAATTCAAAGATACTCTCCATAAGACAACAATGCAGCCCAATCTAGGCTCAACAATTTCTTTTCCCCACGACAGATAAGACCTGGCATTCGCTTTCCTTGTACTCTCAATACCGGTCTGCTCCAATACCCAGGACAAATAAGCTGCGCACCAGGGGATAGAATCATCCGGAGACATGCCAGTAACAGCCAGATATTTATCTATTTTTGGATTACTTTCCAAACCTGGTATTTCCTCAACCCCCAATTCTTTAAAGGCTACTTCCATCCATGGGGGAACTCTGAAGTATTTATAGGTGCCAATCATTCTGTCTTAATCCAGTAACAATTGAGGTTCATCTTTGTCTGTTTCCTTGAGAATACAGCCCGCACCTCTGCATAACCCGCAGACAAGAACGGCGCCGCCCAATGTTACTTGCCCCTTGCCAATACATTGAGGGCAAATTACGGCATCACGTCCTTTGTTCTCCGTGTCATTAAAGGATCTCTCTTCTGTTTTCATTCCCGTTCCTCCTCTTCAAGTAATTTCATTGCCCCAGCTACCATCTCTTTAAGAACAAAGGGGTGTGCAGTAAACTTAATCCGACCCTGCTGAGACTTCTGCCCCATATGGAAGCTGGCCGGCAGATATTCAAGCTCCATGGTTCCAAGATTTGCCAGACTTATGAAATCCCCCTCCACAAGAGTCTCCTTGGTCACTTCAACCATAGTGTGCAGAACTTTGGTGATAACCTTCGTAGGGACTTTAGATCTTTTGTTTATCTCTTGTATCAATTTGGTGTATCTCATAAACTATCATCCTCATCATCAGGATACTCAGTATCATTTCCGGGAAGAGGGTCATCATCCATATAGATACTCTCATCAACATCAACATTCCGATTTAAAGTATTCAAGACAGCCTCTGCCAACTCCGGGTTTTCAGTAATTCTCTCTACCATGTTTGCCAGCTCTAATGAATAGTCCTCTGGTGTCTCCTTCTCACCCGGGGGCTGTTGGGCTCCCTGAGGTTGTTGTTCACCTGGAGTCTGACCAGGTTGCTGTCCTGCCTGCTGTTGCATCATCATCGCGTAGGGATTGATATCACCGGGGGCTAAACCACCTGGAGCTCCCTCTTTTCCAGGAGGGGGGGCCTTGGTAAACTTTCTAGTCTCTGCAGACGAGAACCCTAAGACTTCTTTCAGGACATGTCTAAGCATTGCCTCTTTGTTTGCTCCAAAACGATCTACAATGTCACCCCATTGCGATGCCTGAGTAAGATTGGACGCCATAATCTCAGCCCGTTGCATCTCCTCATCGGTTGAGACAGGTGTCAAAAGGACTTTATACTTACCCCTGAACCTCGACTTATCCACTCCAAGCAAAGCCAGATGAACATCAAATATTCTATGGAACCCGCGAACAATCGAGTTCTGAAGTCTCTTGATTGTTCTTGCGTATCGCAGATCCTGTAAAGTCAACGTTCTCGCATTATTGGGTGTCGTTCCATATGCACCTCCCTCAAACATGAAACCAAAATAAGCCGGCGGGATCCGGAGAGCTGAGAACAGTCGTATAAACATGAGGTTGATATCAGCCATCTCTTTTACATCAACCAGGCCGGGTAATTCCTCTACCCTGGACGTCGATCGCTGGCCAAAAAGCGGCCAGAATAGATCCTCGCTGGGGGACCTCGGATCATGAATGCTTCTGTATTCACCAGTAATTGGATTTATCCAGGTATTCTTTTTTAATTTTTGCCTCCAGAACCTTACAGTGTCCCAAGCTTCCTCATTCGGAGTCCCCTCGCCAACATCAATATAATAAATCCTTCTGGACGGAGCCCTGGACAGACGAGTTATGGCAATAACCTCAGTCAAGAGATCAAGGATCTTCCAGATTGGCCTGGCATTCTCAATCATGGAGTCACCGTACATGGAGTTACGGCGACTACCAAGCATCCTGAAATGAGCAAAGTCCCACGGGGCTCTTCTGGACAAAGATTTGGCCTCGGCAACTTTTTTATCTAATTCCTTTTTCTTTACTGCCTCTTTAACCGATTTCACATACCACGGGTCAGCATCGTGAAAACCCATCAGTCTGGAATACCTATCTTCAACACGCTCAATGTATTTCGGATCAGCAAACCGGATCTGAATAATGCCTCGAGTACCTTCTCCTATGATAGGTGTCCCATCCGGGTTTCTGGCAAAAATCAGCCTTTCAAAGTTGTCCCCATATTTTGCAAGGTTCCTTCCTACGGCCCATAGTATATCATAGACATCGAGCTTATTAATAAGGCCCACAAGCTCCTTCTTTATTGTGTAGTCTGAAGACTCGATGTCGATATTGACTTTCTTCTTCCAATCAATTGCCGTAGCATCGTCCGCATAGGTGCTTAGAGCACCAGACACTTCAATGGACTTATCATCCATCTCAATATAGTCCTTATACATCTTTTTTCGTTCATAGGATACAGAGACTGAATCCCGCAGCCACTTCTGCCATTCTTCAAGCGTTCTCCAGGGATGAGTCAAATCATCAAGTTCCCTGCGGCGCTGATACCTGGCTGATGAGCTCCGCTGACGGATCGCAGCCTCCTCTGGATCATACTTCGAAAAAAGGCGCAATAAGGGCATTAACCTATCATATTTTGCCATGTTTTCCCTTTCCTTGGGTTAAATAAGGGGATTTCCTGTATCATTTACATCTATGATCCTTCTGTACTTCCTCCCCTTAGATGTTGTCTTTGCATAGTCATCCAGAAGCCTCGAATTAAGATCCATAACTTTGGCATCCTTCTTCAGCCTGCTGGATCTCAAATGAGGCATGCGCTGATCCGGAACCAAGACTTCATGCATCGGAAACTCAGAGCAATGGAATGCCACAGCAGCAGCTGCGTCAGTAACATCTTTCTTTCTGCCCTTAAAGTGATCAACTTTGCCTTTCTTGCCTCGTCGGTCATGATACAAGTATTCTATCTCAAGGAAAGGTTCATAGAAATAGAAGGACGTTCTTCGCTCCAAGATAGCCTGCCGTAACTCAATGTAGGCAATATCATCCCGATCTACTGAGGTTATGACAGCATCGAACTTCCGCTTGTAGAGATTCTGTCTCATATGGCGAGATTGAAAACCGTCTGATGATACCCTCCTTATATTGAAATGGAGAGTATCTCTCAAATAAATAACAAATTTCTCAATCTTCTCAAAGTCGATTTCCCCAGTGCCCTTCTGAGGGGCAGCGATCTCCAGAAAAAAATCGTAATAAATGAACCATCTTGGAAGCATCTTTTGAATTAGCCTACCCGTGGCAGGATCCTCTACTGACGTTCTCACAGTCTTGACAGTATGAGGAAATCCCATAACTACCGCTCCTGAATCCTTTGTCAAACCTAAATCCAGCCCAATAATCCTGGGTTTCTCTGGACAAAAGAGGGGCTTCAATCCTGACGCTCCTGCGTCTCTTACGAGCTTGTCGAGAATTAAATACTCCTCAATCGTATCCGGCGTGTTAATGTTTAGACAAACTGATCCAACAGTGAAGGGGTGAGACCTGGTAAAGTCAGTACAGTCAGTGATTCTTTCCTTTACCGATATCAATGGTGACGAGGGATAAGTGGCTGCGCCAATCACATCCCGAACAAAGCCATCTGGATCAAGCTCCGCATCTTCCTTCAACTCTACTGGTATATCCTCAACTACTTTTACTCCATCCTCTACTTCTTCGCCATCTCTCAAAACTCTCGACGTCATCTGATGAGATCTATCCCCTATTACCATTCTGAACGTCCTACCAGAGGGAAAGAATCGCATCTTAGGTTTTACCTGATATAAAGCAAAGTCCGAGATATGCACATACTGCTTATTCGACTGCTTCTCAATATGCTTCTCCAGAAAGTCTGTTATTGTCTTTCTGGATGAGATCAAGACCAATATACCCGGATCGTACCCAACAAAACGAGAAACGATACGAGTATGAATGTTCCGGTAAAGCTCAAAAGCCTGACTCTTTTCCTCATAAGATATGACATACTTGGAGTCCCTGAAATTCATTTCATCAAGAGTACAGCTATAGACATTCAAACTGAGTGCATGTGTCGCATTTGAACCAGATACCAAAATTATATCATTCGGGAAGTCAATCTCCTTTTCTACTCCCCCCGACCCATATACTGTCTTTAACGGAAAATTGTCTCTAAAGAATGGTGAAGAGTTTAAGATACTTTTGAAGTCTTTATATAAAGTAAGATCGGTTTTTGCCAGAGTAAGATTGAATACGCTGAATACAATAGAAGTTCCCTGGGCCAAGCCAATGTACTGCTGGGGGTTCTTCAAACAGGACAGGAAACAGAGTTTGTATGCTTGAGCAAAATTGCTTACCCAGCTTTTTCCCTGACCTATGGACCCCGTATTGCCCGAGAAGACTCCTGATTTTTTTATCTCATCTGTAACAATAGCAAAGTTTCCCCATTTAGGTATATTCAAACAATAGACATTCTCAACATTGTCTTTTTGAATAGAAACTACTCTATGATTTTTGTAATTGGCCCTAAGGTCGCAGATATCAAGATTTTCATTGCCAAGTATTCTAGAAAGTCTCTTGTGATCTATATTGAGATTTCTACATACTCCTGCTGTAGTTCCAACTTTTTCATATTCTTCATAAATATCATTAACTGATACATCTGTCTTTAATAGTTTACTGTATCTTATCTCTTTTTTCCCTTTTAACTTAGTCTTGTGGAGATTATATTCTTGCTTGAGGTCTCTCATAGTCATATCCGCATCATGTAATACCCTTACCATTCGATTTCGAGACATCCTAAGAGACTTTCTAGTTTTTTGTAAATCCCCCAGCCTAAAATACTCTCTTCTTATATCCTCCAAGGTTATGCTGTTATCTATCAACAACTTTCCCCACTGATTCCCTTTACTCCTCTCAGCACAACGTATAGATGCCTGTTTACGTTGATCAGGATCTGCCCATCTTATTGTGGTGGCTTTTTTCAGCCTGCGTCTACGTTCTTCAATTGATACTTTTGCCTTGGATAAATTCCGGATGGATAATTTTCTACCTCTTTCAGTTTTGAGAAAACGAACCTTGGCTCTCTGAAAATTAGAGTTGGGATCCTTAGCTCTTTTTCTAGCAGATTCTATTATCTTTTCCAGATGCTCGGGTGTCTTCTTTACTGTATGTAACTTTCTGTGCTCCGCCCATCCCATCCATTCTAAATTGGATGGATCGTTATTCTTCCTATTTAAGTCTTTATGGTGCAGAACTGCTCTATCTTCATTTATGACTAAAGGACACTCTCCTCCTGCTATCATCTTACCTACTACTCTGTGGGTATAAGCATACTTTTGGGGTCCAGGAAGATAAACTTGCTCATACCCATCCAATCTCTGCCTATCCATTGCTTTCTCCGTAGTATGAAAGGGCATCAGTCTGTCCCCAATCTTCATGTCCCTAATCATACATTTTGTTCCATTACGTAGAACCATCTCATGCGAAGCATTTGCCCTGAAAGAAGTGCCATTGTCAAGAGTCACTTTATAGAGCTGATCCTCTGCGAATTTAACAACCGATTCACACTCCCCCGGAACTACCTCACCCGAGGGTGATACGGAATATACCCAAAATGGCTCTTCTTTCTTTAACCAGGATGCATATAAGTCTTTTAATTTCCATACTTCACCATTAAGGAGGGGAATTAAAGTATCTCCGGAAAGGCATAAAATCCACTCTTTTATTCTATTCACAGGATCGAGTACAAAAAGTAATTCATCCACCCACCTCGGGTATATATCCTTGGCGCGCTCCCCCATGAAATACGGATCTGTCAAAAATTCTTCGGGAGTAGGCGGAGTGTATTTGAAGTCAGGCTCCTTAAGCTGCAGGTGGGTGGATGAATGGCCACCATCCAGATATTCCTGAAGACACTGTAACACAGTTTCCTGCTCTTCCATAGAGAGATTATCAAAATCATTGTAGAGACCATCATCCTTCATCAGCAGTATGCACTGTCTGAGGAGATCCTCATCAATCTTCACTTTTGTCATTATCCTGAATCTCTTTGGCCTTTGCAATAAATATATCAACAATCCGACTGACGTCCTGTCTTGACTTTGCCTCTCTCATCTCCTGCTCCCGGGAAATATTAACAACATTGGTTGGCATGTTAATGTTGTATGTATCACCGCTGCGTAACTTTGTTTCCACCTTGGCAAGCTCGGTAAGTTCCTGAGCAGTCTCTCGCATCTGGTCATCAAATTCCTTGAAAGCTGCAATGAGGTCTTTGTCATTCATGAAAGGGAGTCTGAACTTTACTAATTCCTTGGCATCGGATCTATCATTAAACAGATCTGCCCAATTCTCAATTCGCTTCTTCGTCATAAACGCAAGTGCCAGGTTTATCTTTACCTTGAAATCATCAAGGCTCCTCATGAATACCGTTCTTGCAATCTTCATGACCTCATCTTCATTGAAAAGATCCCGAAGAAAGCCCACATCAGTCGTGTCTTGATCTTGGCTATTCTCTTCCATTGTCTGTCTCTTCCGACTCTTCATTAGGGATAAAAATATCATCCAAGGTGAGCCCCTCAAGGGCCCCAACGGTACTTCTCATATCTTTGTAGATAGAGAGAACCGACTGCACGCTTATACCGTATCTGTCCGCAATGTCTTTCATCTTCAGATCAAACTTTTCCCGATTATTCATCTCCAGATATATCTGAACCTCCATGACGGTCCGCATGAAGTCCTCCTGGCTTGGAACAGTAAAGGTACAACCCCCAAAGACATCAATGAACTTAAGAAGACCATCTCGGCCAAAAACTGAATAGATCTCTGGAAGGAGGGTATACTTATGACTCATCATAAGTGCGATTTCCAAAGCATTTCGAAATGACTTATGGTTTGCAGCTACCTTAGTATTGACTATTCTGATTCCTGTCATAATTCAGTTCTCGATCATAATCTCTCAAGGATATCAACATATTCGTATTGTTATCGAGGTCCAAGTCTATCCCCTTTCTCAATTTGTAGAGCTCTACTCTTGATCTGGCTGCTACAAAATCCACCAGGAATTTGTGTTGTTCCTCGGGTATATTATACCTCGTTTTGAGCACATTCGATATAACCTGCTTTCTCATCAGGAATCTGTTGAGTATATATCGGCAGGCACGGTATTCGTCTCCAACAAATCTCACTCTTCTCAGGACACTCTTACGAATAATATCCGGAAGTTGCTTTACAAAGAGATGATTAATAATGTCCCTGTCTGAAGTATACTTGGAAGCAAAAGGGAGATCAGTAGTGAGAGCATATTTATGAGTCCGCATTCGTGTAGGAAGATTTTTCTTATAGCTGGTAT